CATCAACTTTCTTTTCAAGGGTATCTGCTTGCTTCGCGTGACTCTTAACTGACTTTCTAAGTTGCTTGACAATCTTCAAAATTTGCTTGTCTTCCTTCACAAGAAATCCATCATCCTTAACAGTATAACCATCAGGAATTGGTTTACACTTTTGCTCAGTGTTGCAATAGTAGTATCCTTTTTTACAGGATTTCATCATTCAGTAGTTTTTGAATCATTATTATTTAGAATACCTTGTTTTAGCAGTTTTGATAACTCGCTTGTAGACCCTACAAACAAGGCATTATTTGTGACATTATTCTGTGTCTTAGTGCTTTCTTCATCGATATCTTTCATCTTCTTCTGAAGATCCATTAATTTATCAGTGCTATCTGCAACTGATTTAATCAACTGACCTGCAACTTCATATGCTCTTGGACTTGCACTTTCACCTGCAACTTCCATGATACCATTAATTGCTTCTTGACCTTTTTCAATCAGTGAATATAACTGCCCTCTTGTATATTTGTAATCTTTTTCAATATCATCTTTTTTAAGAACTACATTTGGTAATTCTGGTTTTTCATCTTTTTTGACAATAGATGTTTCTACATTCAGAGATTTTTCAATACTGCCAAAATTTGTGTTCATCATGAGTCTGTCCTTGTTGCAGGATTAAATTGCAATGAATCTGTAAAGATGCTTGATGTCTCACTAAATCCAAAGTCATCACCAATATCTATAAGATTATCATCTGCTGTAGTTAATTTATTCACTCTTGCCTGTTCAAGATGTTCGACTTTAAGTGTTCGATCAAATCCCCTTTTCACAACTAAAGTGGTTGCATCTGGTTTCTCTTTGATCTGCATAACTTCACTATCAATTACAATACGATCTCCAACTGAGAAGTTTGTTGTATCATTCACAGTAAATCTGACCTCTGTTGCACTGATATTAAATGTAAGAACCGCAGTGTTATCACCATCATAATCTTTGACTGCTTTTGGTGTTACAACGTAGCGAAGTTCTCTTCTCTTATTCTCACGATCCATATTGGTATGATAATCCAACTGAACTTTCTTGATAAGTCCTTCTGGAGTATCTGCAACTGGGCCGAATAGATATGTTTTTGCTGTAAAATTGAGCGTATATATCAACGCTCTTCTTGTCGCAAAATCTCCTTCATAATCATCTTGGAAAGAAATATTATCTAATACAACACTGATATCTCTCTTCTCACCAATTACACTTACTAAGTCTACAGTTAAATTAAAAGATGGTTGAAAGAATGGTAAAATCTGTTCTATGATTTGTAGTCCATCATCGTTTAGTTTAACCAAGATATTTAATTCAAAACCAATATTATATGGAACTGGCATGAATACTTTTCTTAAATTTGATCCATCAGATGCTTTGAATGTTTGTGTGATTGTAGATTTTCTTGTAGCATCATATGAAATATTTGTCATCTCAAAAGACATACGAGGTAATGTGATTTGAGTTGCACGATTTAAATCAGGTTGTTGCTCAAGTCTTGCTAAAAATTTCTGCATTGGGCCATATGCCAATGCAACTTTCATATCGCTGATTGATTTACCAGTATTATCATTATGACGAATGTGAATATCATTGAATAATGTTCCAAACGCTATAACCGTCTTTCTAAGTATTTCGTGATAAAAATAGGTTCCTAACATTAGTATGTACCAAAGGGATTAGTTTCAGCAAAGTCAATGATCTCATCTGCTTCAAGTTCAAATTCATCATTTTTACTGTAATCATCATATATATCACGATCATCATATTGACTTATGTTGTAAGATATAAATGATGTGCTTCCAACAGATATAGTTTGCATCTGTAAGAATCCAGTATTTAATGTTCTTTCACTCATGAATACATTACCAAAAGAACCAATTGAATGAATAGTAACACCTGCACCGATTACATTTTCAATTTCACCAACGTCATCTCCAACATTAAATTTAGTGGTGTTTGCAGTTCCTACATTAAACACTGTGGTTAGACCACTTAAATTTCTACCTGTTGTAGTAAATCCAGCAGTGAATACAGTCTTATGAATTTTTAATCCAGTCGCACCAATACCAGTTTGAATTCTAAGTTCTTCACCGGGAATAAATCCTCTGATTGTTGTTCCAATACCCACATTTGCAACTTTTAAAACTTTTGTATCAGCATCCCATGATCTTACTCTTGCTTCTGTATTTGATGTTTGTCCAACAACTAGATCATTGTAGAGATAATTACCACGACCTGTTATAATATCTGGGTCTGCAATTGTAACTGCTGGAGCAACAGTGTATCCTGTGCCGGGATTTGTGAATCTGAAGGAGGATACTTGACCTGATCCAATGTCAATAATTGAAGTAACTAACGCAGTTGTTCCAATGCCTGGCCCTCCAATTGTGACAGCAGGATTTGTTGTATAACCTCTTCCTTCTTGAGTAAGGTTGAAACTAATTACACCCTGACCTGAAGTTACCACGTTACATGTTGCAATCGCTCCACTTCCATTTCCTCCAAGAATTCTAATGCTTGGAGCAAATGTATATCCTGAACCGGGGTTTGTAAGTATAATTTCTTTGATTGAGAATACACCTGATCTTTCAGTCGTTATGGCAACCGCAGATGCGTTTGTACCACCAGATACCCTACTTGTACTGATAGAAACTGTTGGAGTGCCAGTGTATCCACTACCATCGTTTAGAAGTGTGATTGAATTCAAGTATCCTGAGTTCACTGAAATAGCAGCAGTCGCTGTTGCAGTTACACCTGATCCTACAAGATTAAGAGTTGTAATGAATCCTTCATCTTCAATTTCCTGATCGATCTCATCAACACCGGTATCGATAACCTCATCCTCATATTCAAAGAGTTCACACTGAAGTTGATAAACATAATTTTTACCTAACTGATAGAAAGGTTGTTCATGCTCTACAAATTTAACTTCAAATAATCTTGTACCTAATGGGAAGAATATTAGATCACCTTCTCTAGGACGAGTTGCAAGTTCGTATTCATCATCATTTAAAAATGGTGCAATGAAATCTTCAAATCTTTCTTTTGATATTGTAAGAGTAATCTCATCTCTTAAACTGACACCAAACTTTGTCATGATATCACCAGCACCTGAATATCCCTCATAGGTATTCACGTATGCTTCAATTAAAAAATTATCATCAAATTTAGATGATTGCACCTCTTCAATGATAGACTGTTTATTAACAAATTTTCTTGGAATATAAGTAACCTCAACCCCATAAATTTGCAACTGCTCATTTATGAGATTTTGAATTAATCTCTGCTCACCGGGAGATCCTTGTAGAAAAAAGGGATTGAGTGCCATACATTCTACCCGATAAAGTCAAATGGAGGTAACTCGTATTCGAGTTGCATCTTTTGTTTGATTGATTCTAATTCTCTTTCACCATCTTCATATATTTCTCTTCCATTCAATTCTAATCCACCGGGAAGTTTGACTCCTCTGAATTTAATTAAGTTCTGTCCCCACTGTCTCTTCATCAATGCAACAAGATACATCTTTACGAAAGGATCATTGTAGACCTTTGTAAAATCATCAGGATTTAATGCTCTGAAACAATCAATAACAATATAATCATCTGTACTCATGGAGTTAAAATCCATATCAATATACAAACGATTTTGTTTCTTGTTAAATCTTATTTGTCTTTCAGGAGTTAGTAAGAAGTCAATGTCTTCTAAGTAACTCTTGACCATTGAATATTGTAGTAATTCAACAGAGTTAAAATAGTACAAGTCATTTAAAAATAACTGATACTTGATACTAAACATACCACCTGATATTGAACTGGTATCAAACTTAAAAATTTTCTCTATACCAATTACACTATCTGGAACTTGAATGAAATTACTAGTCTCAACAAATTGTGAAGTTGTTGTACCGTATCCAGTGATATTTGTTGAAGTTCCTGTAGTTGCTGCTAAACCTACAGTATTTGTAGAACCAGTTTGATTATGTGCCTTTCCTCTATCGATATCATTTTGAGTAAATTTATACTTCAAATACATTCTTTCGACACCATCAAAGCATCTTTCATTGAATAGTTGCAACGCATCATCCACCAAATCATCAATCTGATCATCGTCAATATTAATTTCCAGCACAGGAGCACCTAGTTTCCTAAGTGCATAGTCGATTAATCCTTGTCTGGTGGATGGTTTTGCCATTATTCTGCTTCTACCTCAGCTGCTAGGTTTTCGTATTTTTCTTGCCACTCAAGTGCTTTTGCTGCTAATTGAGTTTTTTCATCATTAAAGTCGGTCATTACAGTGGTCAATTTTGCTTCCAAAAGTATATTTTGGTTTGTAAGTGTTGATATTTTTTGATTATAGATTTTAATCAAAGTGTTTACATCAACGTCATTATTTTGTGAATTCATGGTTTTTTAAGGCTAGAACGTACCCCCGTCGATCGTTGTTGTCCACATGGGTTTACTAGTGTATGTAGTTGAGACAGCGGAAGGTGTTTTTCCGGTGCCAGTTCCATTTAATATCAAATCAGCAGAAGTATTAAATGTTCCAGTCACACCAATTAATGTAACTGTAGTTGAGTTGGATGTTGTTTTGACAACACCTTGCTGTGATCCACCACCTGCTTGTGTGACTAAATCACCTTCAGTCACTGACTGAGCACTTGGTAATGTGATCGCTATTTCTGTGACTGCAGTTAGTAACTGAGTTGAAGTTATGGTTGCTGCACTTGGAGCAGTGGTTGAGTTTTGTAATCCAGTGCTATCAAAGTATGTAATACCGTGTGTTGAGAAATCACCAGACTGATAGTAGATACCTTTAATATCAAGATAACCTTTTGTACCTGAAATTACTTCAGCAGTGTTAGTTGCATCTGGTACATATGTCCATACTCTAGAACCATTTGCTCCAACCTGACTATCATCCATTCCGAAGAAACCAAGTTTGTTATTGGCTGATCCAGAACTTGTATTGTAGTTAAACGAAATACCACGGTCAGTATTCGTATCCTTCGCGTGAGTAATTGTTAACTGTGTTGATGTGGTTATTCCTGCGGAAGTATTATTACTGATAGTAATAGTTTTAGTTCCAGTGTTGATTGAACTAATTGTTGTATTACCGGGAATTCCTGTTGCTGTAACAATATCATCAGTTTGTAATCCTGTGACTGAATCAACCACAATAGTGTTTGCACCACTGGATACGGGTGACATCACAGTTCTAATACTTGTTACGTCACCAACACGCATAATTGGATCATTAACAGTCGCAGTAGTTGAGTTGACTGTGGTTGTTGTTCCATCAACCTGTAAGTCACCTTTGATGATAACTGTTCCTTCGTTACTTCCACCAGATGGATATGGGTCAATGAATAATTGATCACCAGCACCAACTCTTGTAGCGATTATATTAGATGAAATACCAACACTATCAATCTCAATGCCACCTGTGTTGACCATCTTACCAACGTGGGTAATAATACCAACAACTGAAAGTTGAGATCCATCAAATGTTAAGTTTGCATCATCCTCAAGTTCACCTGCAGTTCCGGCAAGAACAATACGATTATTAGTCAAATCGGATATCTTTGCTGATGCGACTGTAGCGACTCCTGATACAACTAAGTTATCTGTGTCAGTTGTTCCAGTTACCTCAACACCATCTATACGGGTAGCTAATTTTTTTGCATTGTCAAAATATAATTCAACAGCATTATCTGTTTTTGCGACAATCGCGTTATCAGTTCCTAACCTTACGAAAATATCTCCTTGTCCACCAGCTGCTCTATCAATGAATGAATGGCTTCCATTATGAAATAACCTAAAATCATTATCATCACCCATGCGAAGTTCTTTATTATCAGGGAGTCTGATATGATCGGCAAAGGTTACGATACCTGTGATATTTAAATTTCCACCAACGTTTAAATTTTTCTCAATTCCAACACCACCCTCAACAATTAAAGCACCTGTGTCTTTACCGTTTGATTGTGTTGTAATGTTGATTCTGACATCGGCACCTGTAAAAGTAAGTTGATCTGTGCCATTCTCATCATATTCAATCTTTGAATCTTTACCAGTACCAAAAGTTAAGAAAGTATCATCAGGTATTACGATCTCTCCTGATCCGTTTGGATCTATGTTTATATCTCCATTCGTGTTTGTTGAAGAAAATGTATTACCATTCAACGTTAAATTATCTACATTCCATTCATCAACTTTTCTGTTTTGATCCAGTATTGCAACAAATCCATTTGCAGCAGTTGTTGGGTTCGTCACTGAAGTGACTGTTCCCGGTGCATGAACCATCAAGTCGGTAAAATAACGACCACCGACAACATCTACGTTACCTGCGTTATCACCAACAAAGAGTCTTTCTCCTTTGTTTGCCTGAGTACCAGTACCGATTGTTAGACCAAGTTCACCGAACTGAAGACTACCGGGAGCTGTTGTACCCGTAGATCTTTTTACTCGTATAATACTAGCCATTTCTAAAAGTTACCTCCATTGATATCCAAATTTTGTGTCGATCCGGGTGTTAATGTTAAAGTTGCTTCAAATTTTTGTGTTGCTGAATTGAAAACTAAAACCATTCCATTTTGTGGGTTATTGACCTCTGTATCACTAAGACCTGCAAGTGTACCACTAACGTTTCCTGCTAATGAGGATACGACTTTGGTTGCATTTTGTTGTCCAACACGGACTCTAATGTTTGCCATTAACGGGTCACTCCTTGTCTTACTAAAACAGATCCTTCAACAACTCTCGTTACTTCACCTACACTATCGGAAACGATTACGTCATAAACATACCTTCCGGGTTTTAACGTAGCAGTGCTAACACTTGATAATCCAACTTGCACCTGACCATTATCTGCGTTTTGAATTGACGCTGTAAAAGTCGCTGCAATACCTGTGCTTCCTGCATGTTTTCTCATCTGAGATGCTGCAGTAAATCCGTTAAGATCTAATGCAGAGTTAGATGTGATATTTTCTAATGAAAATGTTTGTTGGAAGGTAGCACCTGTGTTGATTACAAGATTGCTAACATATACTGACATTTATGCAATGATATAGTATGATCTATAGTTTATTTATAATTAGTTCGTTCAGAAGTCCCTTGAGAGTATCTATCTCAGATTTGAGAGCATCTATTTCCGATTTCTCAGTTAATTTTTTGTTTCTCATCTTTTTATATCGCATGTATCCAGAAGTATCGCAATTTATGATTGCTCCTGTTTTTTCATCACGATAAAGATGTTTATGTCCGTCTACTCGTATCATGCTAACGCAATCGCTCGTAGATCATTTAATCTTGGTGCCTCTGCTTCATTTGTGCCACTAAACACCACTTTGATAACAAATCCAGTAAATTCTGAAAGATTATCAGCAGTAAACTGATACTCTAAAAATTCACCATCTACACTTGACCCAACCTTTGCATCTGGTCTGCCACTATTCTGAGCAGCATTGATTACCTGATCACCAAAACCATCACCATCTGTGTCAAGTAAATTATCAAATCCGGGGAATAAGTCATATGATTGTTCTCCATCTGGAATCTCAGAATTAAATAATTTGTACATAACTCTGAAATCAGCAGACTCTGCTTTTTGTGCATTTATAAGCACTTGAAGTGATGTGGCAGGTTGTTTAAGATCAACACGATTTGAAATATAAACTCCAGCGTGTGGATCATTAGAATTTAATTTAACTCTTGAATCTAATGCATAATCATCTACAGGTTTATTTAAACGATTTCTAATGTAAATGATTGAACCATTCATTGTATCGATTACTGGCGATAAATTTTTATCACCAGATAATAATCTTATTGATAATGTATTTGATCTATTTAAAGGTAGATCATCTAATCTTTCTGTCTCATTAATCGGAGAAGCAACCAATCTTGGTGTACTTAACGTATTAATTGTATTTAATTGAACATCTTCAAATCCTTGATCAAGGAATGATACCTCACTTCCACCAGCACTTGTTCCGGAAATAGTTCTAGTGCGAGCAGATAGTGCAGTTTGACCCGGAGTTATGTGATTGAATCTTGGATATATTTGATTGAATTGAATATTCTGTGAAACAAATATTTGATTACCACCACCGAATGAATCAGTAAAGAAGTTCATCATATCATCACCAGTAACTCTTCCAGCACTTCTTGGAACTTCAATATAATATTTGTCAATATCACTTTGAGTTCTAAGTAATGAAGTCGAAGGTAATTGATGATCTGTATTTATTCCTGTGAGTGAGAATCCATTCAATTCATACTTGTAGACTAAACTTCCTTTAGCATGCTCACGAATTGCAGTTCCACTTATTCCTCTCTCTGAGATATACAATGACTCATTGCTTGAATCAACTGTTGTATACTTCATGATTTCATTATTAACCTTGACAAAACCACTGGTTGTTGGTTTTCCTTCAAATTCAGCAAATGGTAATGTTGCATTTGCACCACTGGCAGGATCGTCAAGTAGTAAAACACTTGTAGATAATCCAACTGCTGCGTTTAATATTACAGGCTGAGTATCAGGTTGAATATTTGAAATTTCTAACTTATTATTACCAGAATGCATACCGTGGTTGTACTGAGTAATCTCAATTACATTACCAGCATGAAGTGCGTCGATTGGTGTATTTACTGTTCCATCAACAAGTTTGTTTCCAGTGAGAGCAACAAAGTTAGTTCCATTAAAGTGCAATAGCGCAGCGTTATTTGAGAATGTTTGTCCTTGAACGTCTGTGAGGTATAGAGTATCAGTTGCAGAAATAGAATCAATTGAGAATACTGCTCCAGATCCAGATTGTTGTCCAGCACCAAGAGTCGATGTGACAATTCCCACAAGATCTCCTACAGAATAACCAGATCCAGCAGCGTTAATTGCAGCACCTGTCATAACTCCATCAGATCCAGAACTTACATCAAGAGTAAGACCTGTTCCATTACCAGTAATGTTGAATGTGCTTGCAGTTTGACCTGAAAGACTTGCTTTGTATCCAGATCCACCTGCTTCAAGTGATTCACCAGAAACAACTCCACCGAGTCTTTCAACAACTCCATTTGGTGTTGTGTTTGCAACACCGGCAACACCAGCACCGATTCTCTTACCAACTGCAATCTCAGACGCAGTAGCACCTGTATCAATCTTCACCTTCATCTTTCTAGGTAAAGTTCTGATTGCATTATTACCAAGAGTTGGAATTAAACTACTCTCATAGTTCAATTCTGGATTGTAGAATATAACTTCAGCGTCTCTTGACTTAGAGAAATCTGCTTTATTCAAAGTAAATTTGAGATCTTCAAATTGACTTGCTGTCCAAATTGAACCGTTTTGTGATTTGAATAAACTACCACCAATATATTGTTTTGAAATTACAACACTCTCAGCATCAGGAAGACTTTGAGTCTCAATTGTGGATTCACCCATTCTACCGATCCATGCTTCATAGTTATCACTAGAGGGTGATAGAAGCACCACAGCATACTCTTGTCCACCTTCAAGGTAAACTGGTGAGGGGAATGTAACTCTAGTCGCTACAGAGGCATCATCAGATACGTTTACCTGAGATGGTTCTAGAACAACTTGTGCATAATCCTGAAGTAAAACTAGTGTAGGAATACCTAATTCAACAGTTCTTATTTGAACTGTAAGTTTTTCTCTAACGTCTTTTGATTTAAAGAATAAATCAACTGATGTGAGGAATGCACCACTTTCATCAACAGTGAAAGACTGAGCAAGAGGGTCAACTCTTACAACTCTGACTGTCTCACGAACAACTTCAGTGACGTTTCTTACATTCTGAGTTACATTAGTTACGTTAGTTACCTCAGTAACGTTAGTGATATTTTGTGTAATTTCTTCAGTGACGTTTGTAATATTGAAGACAACGGGTTGTGGAGGTGGTGGTGGAATACGAACAACAACAGTAGATTGTCTAAAGGTATCGACTACTCCACTTGTACGATATGTTTGTTCAACTTCACTTATGCTTGGAGATCCTAATAGTGGTCTAGAATTTGTTGCACTTGAAGTTAACTTAAATGTTTTTGTTCCGTTTGTAAATCTTAACTGTGGAACAGGAGTTGCAAGTGGATCTCTAAAGAAAAATGATCCGTTTAAATCACCTAATGTATCGGATATTAATCTTATATTTGACACAGTTGCTGTTGCACCACTTGTTGATCCAACTAATTTTATTCCAGTTTCAATATATCCAAAAAATCTACCTTGTGCCTCTTCAACTAATCCTGATATATCAATGTTTAAAACAGTTGACGATGCTGAATATAGACTTGGTAATGTCAATCCAGAATTATATGGGTTTTGAGTATATACTGTTGTTGGAGAACTAATACTGCCTGTTTTATGATTTGGTGCACATGTTCTTGCTACAAAAACTCTTGTTGCACCATCAAATCCTTCAACAGTTTCATTTACATCAAATGAACCAGAATCCATTGATACTTCAATTAATTTTGGTATTACATCAATACCAGATGCACTATCAAAGAATGGATAAAATCTTGTAGTTGGTTTTAGACTACTTGCATTAAATGCAACGTTGCGAGATCTAATGTGAGTATCAGGAACACTACTTACAATGCGATCATTTGTAAATGTTTCATTCGTATCTCCTAAAACAGTTCTTGTACCATCATCAAGAATTACATTTCTTGTCCAAGTATCTGCACTTGGACTCAAAATCATCCTACCTCTAAATGTAACGATATTAAATGGGTTTACATTCTCAACTCTTGAAGCAAGAGGTTGCTCAAGCATTGTAACTTCATCATAATCAAGAGTGATTAAATCACCTGTTTTTCTTACACCTGAATCTAACAACGCTAAATTCTGTGAAAAATCAGCAGTGGATGAGTTTAGTGATACATCGAGTGCTAATTCCGGTTTGACTGAATAAAAATCAGTTGGAGTTACTAGTTGCTGTGAACTTGATATTACATCACATTTACAATCAGGATTTAATCTATCAAGTAAATTTGTGTTCTTAAAGTCATCAACAAAAAATCCAGTTTTAAATCTTGACAATCCATCTGCATCTTGAATTTGTAATGTCTTTGTATCTAATTCAAGTAATGATAAAGATGTTAATTCTTCAAGAGTTTCAATTCTATCCTCTAAACCACCAATATCTCTCATTGTGTAACGACGATTATCAACTAATGTAATCTTTACATCATCTGTATCATACAAATATGCAGGTAGTTCAATCGTGCCAATAGTCATGGCAGTCTCTACATCAGCTGGAACTATTGGATTTTGAGATGATACACCTTTAATTATTTGGAATTCTCCGCTTGTGTATGCATTATCACTTGAATCACTTGCGTCTAAAATTAACTTATCAATTCTAGGTAAGAAGAATTTAAAATCTAAGGTTGATGCTTCATTTGGTGCGACCACTAAAGTAGGATTACTTCCGGAAGCATCAAATGCTCTTGATTCAAAGGCGAATGGTGAACTACTACCAGTATAATCTGCTACTTTTGGTCTAAAATCAAGAGTATCAGAAGCCCTTAGACCATTTGAAAGTATTGGAACATTCTTAAATCCGTTAGCAGGATATGATCCTACAGTAAATACATCTCCAGTATCATTTGAAGGAACTGTAAATTTATCAAAGATTACTCTTATCCTTTTAGATGGGATTGTAGATCCATCTTTTCTTACAATTCTTGAATAATCAGAATATTCATCTCTTTGCCCATCATCTAAAATATAATTTGTGGAAACATCTTTAAACAATCCTGCAATTGTACCTTGCAAGTTTGCAGTTATATTAGATTCATCGAATGTAATTGATTCACCAATGATGAAGTTTGATTGTGTTAATTTAACAATTTCAACTGTTGTGGCATTTGTTTGACCTGCTAGTACAGCGATTGCACCACTAGATGCACCCTTTATCCTTTCACCAAGAATTGTATTTGAATTAAGTGCTAATCCACTTACGAAAACTAACTTATCTAAAATAGGATCTGCATTATTAACAGATTCAAAAACACCAGTTACATTGAATACTTCAGGTGTATTCAATGATATTTCTTTATCTTGCACTCTTAGTCCGTATCCAGTTGCAGTTGTTAAACCATGAGTTGCTATTCCTGCATTGGTTTTATTAATAACAATTGAATTACTTCTTGAAATATTTTTAGACTTTTGAGAA